GTTGTACTTCTCTTGCGTGCCGATCAAGCCCCGGAAGGACTGAACGAACGTGCCGAGCGATGCGCTAGCCTTGTCGAAACCTGCGGCAAAGTTGGTGCTGATGTCGGACTTCATGAAGTCTTTGAACGCATCCGATGCAGCATCTCGACCGGCCTTGTTGTCGGTGAGCTTTGCCAGCTCCTTGCGTGCCGAAATCTCGGCTTGCAGGGCTTCGGCTTTGCGCTCGTCACCGAAGCTCAAGGAGACGGCAAGGGCTTCATTCAGGCGGGCGATCCGCACATCCTCAATCGCAGCGGAAAGCGAGATATTCCCGGCGCGGGCCAGCACAATCGCGGCCTCTTCATCTTGCAGTGCTTGCACGCGCTCTGCCACGCCTTGCGCGCTTTGCTCTGCTGCCTTGGCGTCAGATTCCCGCGTCGATGCGAGCTTCTTTTGTGCGTCTTCCAGGTCCTTTGCGGCCTTGATCGCAAAGGGCTGGGTCTTCAGCAGTTGCTCAAATGCGCGGTCATAGACGGCCAGAGAATCCCCGCTCAGTCGCCATCCTTTTGTGAGGGTCGCCACTTGCTCGTTGAACGAAGTCGAGAAGCCGTCTTGCTGGCCTGACAGGTCGTTGACGAGGTTTCGGTACTGCTCAAGCTCTTTGTTTTGCTCACGCGCAGCGCGGGCGGAATCACGGGCCGCGCCTTTGTCCTTGTACTTCTCGCGGATGGCGGCTTCATCTGCCGCGATCTTTGATGCGTCCAGAAGGTCGCTGTTAGGGTTCGCCTTGCGCACCGCGTCAAGGTTCTGGCGGTATTTGGCCAGGTCAGCCGCCATCTTTTCAGAGCCAGAGGCAAGCGCCTTGCGTTGCTCTTCGATGGCCTTTGCTGCATCGGTCCCGGCGTTCTGGATGGCCACTTGTGCGGCCTGGCGCGCGGCGGCGGATTCCTTCGTCACCTGCTCAGTGCGCAATTGACCGATCTTCAGGTTGTAGTCGTTGATTGCATCGCGCGGGCTTTGGCCAGGGTTGTATCCGGGGTTCGCTGCGAACTTGTCGCGCCTGCGCTCAAGGTCTGCGATCTTCTCTGAAATGGTATCTTCGCGGCCAACGCCGAGCATCGAATCCCAAACTCCTTTGGCCACCATCCCGAGCCCGCCCCAAGCCTTCTCAAGCAGACCCAAGTTGTCCTTTACCTCTTTGGCGCGCTGGCCCAGCATTTCGCTATAGGTGCGCTGCGCCAACGCTGCGGCCTCTTCGCTGCGGCCCTGCTTTTCAAGCGCCGTGATCTGCTCATAGGTCGAGGCAGTCAAGAAGTTGTATTGCTCGTTCAGCTTCAGAATCGAAGCGGCAGAGTCTTTGCCCAGAGTTGAAAAGCTCTTAACCAAGTCTTCGACGCTGGCGCCAGTGGCCGAGGAGAACGCAAGAATGCTGTTCTTCGCGCCGTCCAAGATGTCACGCGAAACGCGGCCGGTTGACACAAGCTGCGAAAGCACTTCTGAGGCCTTGCCTTGTGTGCCGAATGCCGCATTCGTGCCCTTGGCCATGCTGGCGAGCTGGTCGCTTGTCACGCCCGCCGCGTTGCCAGACAGAATGATTTGCTTGCGGAAGTTTTGAGCCTCGTTCGCGCCCTGGTTGTAGGCCAGCGCCAAAACACCAGCCCCAGCGGCGGCCAGCGTGAACGGGTTGACAAGCCCGACGATGTACCCGCCCAAAGCCCGAGCAGCAGCGCCCGCACCGCCGAACATGTCTTTGAGTTGCCCGCCTTGTTGCAAGAAGACAGAAAGCGGGGCCTGACCGCCTTGAAGGCTTGTGATGATGTCGGTGAACTGTGCCGGGACACCGCGCAGGGCTGCGGATGTTTGGCCCGCCGAGATGCCCACGCGGCCAAGCGATGCCGCCGCCGCGTCCTGCTTCGCCCGCGCTGCCTCAAGCTGCGCGATGTACGGCCGCAGAGCGTCAACATTCGCGCCGCGCTGATTCGCCAGGGTCTCGAAATACTTGGCAGACCCGCGCTCGCCAGCCTCCATGACGGCCGTAGCGCGCTGCACACTGGAAATGATGCTCTTGGTGCTGCGGTCGAGCTTCTGCGCGGCCTGGTCGCCACCGTCGCCCATCCCGTTAATGGACTTTCCAGCCTTGCCAGCCTGGTCCTGAACGCCACGGGCCATTTTCCCGGCGCTCTGCTCGACACGGGCAAACGCAGCGTCTGCGCCTGACGTGTCTAGCGAGACTTCGCCTTGAATTTTTAGGTCTGACATCGTGGTCGTGTAAATTTGCGGCTCACGCCAGGCATTCAGCCCAGCGGGAACCAACTGACGGGGGATATATGGCGCTTGTCGAGTGCAAGGAATGCAAAGAGCAAATCAGCGATACAGCAAAGGCATGCCCAAAGTGCGGGGCCAAGGTGCCACGCACAAAATGGTGGCTGTGGAGGCCGATTGGCGCTGTAGTCGCATTCCTTGCGGTCGGGGTCATCTTTGGTCCGCACTCGCCACAAGAGGCTTATGACCACGAGTACAGGAAGTGCGAGCAGACAAACGCCGACGGGCATTGGAATCCGCGTCTTCCGGTCAGCCTGCACATGGTTTGCAATGCCGCAGCCGAAATCGCCAGGGCCTCATACCGCTAGGCCTTCTTCCTTATCTGCTCAAGCGCAGCAGCTTCTAAAACCTGCAAGTCGCACAACAACTGATCCCACTCTTGCGGGTCGTCCGTCATACGGTAAAGCAGCGGATAGGCGGATGGGTAGCTCAAGCCAGTAGGCCCGCCCATCCCAACTATCCATTGGGTCTGTAGCCTGTTGAACACCGTGAAAATCGGCCAGTTCTCGGGCCACACGTCAACCGGCGCGGAGAAGTCGCCTTCTGTGAAACCAAATGCCTCTAGCTCAGAGGCGTCGTGGGTTTCGTACAGCGCCCTCCCCACCTCGGTCAGTTTCCCAAGCGGCCTTCAGTGCAAGCCGTGTTGTATGCCGCCATGAGCGCCGCAGCAGCAGCCGGGATTTCGTTGGACAACTGCAAGAGCGCATCGCGGCTCAGGTCCGTATCCAAGTCCCACGCCTCAATCGAGGCCATGAGGTGATCGGCGTTCTTGTCGCCCATCTTCTCAAAGAGGCCTTTGAAGTCCACTTTGTCCTCGGTGCGCGCCTCGCCAGCATCAGCGAACATGTCATTGAGCATCTGCCCGAACTGCGCGCGGGTGCGGTACTTGAAGGTCGCCGTGATCTGGCCAGCCTCACCATCGGGCAGGGTGAACTTGACCGGGAAAGCCTTGAACGTCTTGGGCGTAGCGCCGAGTTTGATTTTTGCCATCTTGAACCTTAGCGGGGTTGTGGAATGCCCGTGCCCAGCCATGCCGCCCCGCTAAGAGCGAACACAGCCGGGCCGGTGCTTGTGGCCTCTTAGGAGGCGTATCGAACGGGCTTGGCTTGCAGCGAGAAGGTGGCCTTCACCTGCATGACGGAACCCTTGGTGACGGTCGGGGTTTCGTTCAGGGACACATAGCCCTGATACAGAATGAACGAGCCGTCAGGCATGGCCAGCTTCAGAGCGCGCACGGCGCGGGCGTCAGATGCGGCCTTCAAGGCGATGTAGCCCGGCAGGGTCGGGTCGTCGGCGATGTCGATGCTGATGCTCTGCGCGCTGGTGATCGTGGGAATCTGCGTCTCGAAACCCTGCTCCAAGAAGGAGAAGGTGGCGAACTGCTGATCACCGCCAGAGGTCGAGAAGCCCATGATCTGGCTGATCTGGGTGAAGCCCGTGATTTCCTGAACCGTGCCAGCGCCAGAGCCAGCCGGGTACAGCGTGGTCGAGGTGGTGTCGATGCCGTCCATATTGAACGTGTTGGTGGCTGAACCAGCAACGCGAACAATGCGGCTGTTGAGGTTCGACCAGCCCGACACGACAGACAGCAGCGCGCCGTTTGCCAAGCCGTGGGCTGTGGAAGTGGCAACGCCGGGGTTTGCGTTGGAGATGCCGGAAACGGTCTTGGCCGTGCCGTAGGTGGTGGCGAGCGAAACAATCGCGCCGTCTGGGAGTCGTGCAGCCATGATGGGCCTTTCTTTGGACGAAAAAAAACCGCATCGCTGCGGCTGAATGCGCCCGAACGGGCAACGAAAAAGGCCCCAGCGGTTTCCCGTGGGGCCTGACTTGTGGCGGTTAAGCCGGATTGGTTATCTGGTCGCCCAGATGCTGAAAGTCTGCAAAGAGCCGCGAAGGTTCACGGTCTCGTCAAATGTGGAAAGAGCTTCACCTATTGGGTCGGCTTGGAATGCTGTTGAGGCACACAATGCGTCCTCAATTTGGTGAATCAGCGCCAGGGCGTCCGCCCGGGTCTTCGCCCATGCGTTGATCTGCATGAGGGCTTGCCGCTTGCTGCCGGGCGTCTTGTCCAGGTAGCGCAAGGGCTCGCCGCCGATGGCCTGAAAGGTCACGTAAGGAGCGGCCGCGTTCTCGGGGCCAATGTCCGGGTACACGTTCGCTGTCAAGGTCTTGAGCAGCGTGACAAGATCAGCTTCAAGGCTCATGCACCAACCCGAGAAACAAACTCAGCCTTGACCGCTTCTATCGCCTTCTTGCGGCCTTCAACGATGGCGGGCCTCATGAATGGATGAGCGGGCGCGCGTGAGGTGCCGAACTCGACCATCCAGGCGTAAGGCGCTTCAGTGCGATTCCAGCTAACGTGATAGGTAGCCTTTGACTCGTTGCTGTTGTCCTTGGAATAAACCTGATAAATCGAATCACGCAGCGAGCCCGGCGTGAAGAAGTATTTTTGGCCCGTCTTCTTGAAGCTAGACCCGTGGAACCAGTGCGACTTACTCGACACCGGCACCTTCAAGCGGGCCAGGTCATAAATCACCTGGGCGCCAGCTTGTGCAGCCGGGCGGGCCGCTTCGTTGAACTTGCGCTTCTCGTCGTCCAGCGCGTTCTTGAATGCCGTCAGGTCCATCTTGACCTTCACGCCACCACCTCACACACAAGGTCAGTGAAAACGCGGCGGCTCACAGCAGGAAGAACGGCCCGAACTTCGTAGACCGTCGCGCCATCGTGAGCCCTCATACCAGGCTTGATGTCTTCGCGGTACATCACGCGAATGGACGCCTGAACAACAGACACAGGGGAATCCGCTTTGATGGACTGCAAGCCGTTCAGCGTCTTGACGCTGGCCCAGGCATTACCGACCGTCACCCACGTTTCCAAAGGCTGGCCAAGCGCATCAGCGCCCGCCTGCCTGGCCTTGAACGTCATGTAACGGTCACGGTCCCCGGCGCGCATCAGTAGGCCTTGAATGGTTGAAGCAGGTACTGAACACCCATCGGCAACTCAACCAATGCGCGGTCAACAACGCCTTCACGATTGAGGTACAGATGCCCGACCGTCAGCAGCACAGCCGACACAATGGCGTCATTGATCACGATTCCGGCCTGCGTCATGCGGGCCAGTGTTTGCGCGTTGGTGTACGCATCTTCGGCGGCGACCAGCGCAAAGGCGCGCTCCACAGCGTTCATGATCAGATCGGCCGCAGTCGTTGCCGCCTCATAAGCAGCGGAGGCGGAAGCCAATGCAGCAGCAACGCCAGCCACAGCGGCGTCAAGCGCCCCCTGATCTGCGTACACATTTCGGGCCATGAACTTCGCAGCCGACAACTCGGAAGCGTTGACCAGAACCTGAATCAGCGCGTCCTCATTGCCACCTTCAATGCGAAGGTGCAACTTTGCAGCGGCCAGCGTCACGATGCTCATCAGTCGGCCTTGTTCTCAGGCGCAGCCTTGCGGGCCTTGGTCGCCTTCTCTTCGGCAGGCCTGATCCAGCCTTCAACCGTGGCCACGTCGATCAGGTCTTGATCATCGGTTTCGAGCGTGTCGCCCTTGGTGTAGGTCTTCACATCCACATGGTTGTGAGCCCACGAGAAATCTTGTTCGATTGTGAACATGCGTTCTCCAATGAAAAAGGCCACCCCGGTTAAGAGGTGGCCTTAGGTTTCAGGCGATCAGGAAGTTGCGATCTTCAGCAACTTGATGGCCTGGCTGTTGCGGATCTTGCCGCCCACGCGCTTGCGCAAGTAGAACTTCACGAAGCCAGGAGTGGTGATTTCGTCGCGGGTGATACGCATGCCCACGCGGTCGGCAATCAAGTAGCCTTCCTTGAAGTCGCCGAACGCCAAGGGGAAGGCGTTGGCGGCAACGGCTGGCATGTCCTCAGCTTCCGTGATGGGGAAGCCCATGAACGTGGCGGGCTGGCCAGCAGTCAATGCGGGTTGCCACAGGTATTGGCCCGTGGTGTCCTTGTACTTGCGCATGCCAGCAAGAACCAACTTGTTCGTCACCCATTGGGCATTGGCGCGGTAGCGAGCACGCACGCCGTACACCAGGTCATAGAACAGGTCTGCACTGGTCGGCAGTGCTGCGGCTTGGCCGGAGGCGATGTATTGCAGCGTGCCGAAAGCGCGCGAAGCATCGGCCGTTGTCACGGGGGTGGGGCCGCTCAGGAAGCCGGTGGGCTTCTTGGTGCCGTTGCCCGAAACGAAGGCGGCGCCTTCACCGGCTGCGATGGCTTCCGATGCCGACTCAATCAACCAGCCCTCAACGTCGAAGAACAGGTCATCAAGCGACTCTTCAGAGGCTTGCGGCTTGGCCGATGCCATGCCGAAGGTGGGCGCGATTTCGGCCAGGTCGGGTGTGTTGGTCTGGTTGCGGGTGTCAGTTTCGCCGATCCACTCGAAACCGGAGCCGCTCACATCAAACAGCTCTTTGTAGTCGGGGCTGCCGACCGTGCGAACCGTGGCGATCTGACGGATCGGGCTCATGTCCACCGACAGGCGGGCAATCTGGCGCTCGATCACTTCGGGCAGGGCGAAGCCGCCAGCCGAGCCGGTCGAGGTCACGGCTTGCGTCGAACGGGTTTCGCGACCATCGCGGGCCTTGGCTTCCAGGGCCTTGCTGGCTTGAGCGGCCTTTTGTTGGCGCTCTTGGTCGTTCGGGGCGCGCATCCAGTCGATGAATGCGTGACGGTACTCGACTGCCTCTTGGGTTTCGCCGTCTTGCTTGCCGCCGTCGAAGGCGCCGGGACGGGACAACTTGGTCTCCATCTTTTCCAGCTTCGACTTCATTTCTTCCAGCGTGCCGATGTGGCCGTCGATGCGGGTCAGCTTGGCGTCGAATTCGGCGGTGCTCTTGCCTTCCTTGATGGCAGCAATGCGCTGGTCGTTCGTGCTCTTGTACTCGTTGAAGGCGACGTTGATCTTGTCAACGGCTTCAGCGATGGACTTCAGCGAAGGGTCTTCGCGCTTTTCGTAGGCGCCGACTTGGACGATCTTGGCGTGCAGCGCAGCGGCGTGCAGCGCCATCATTTCGTGAAACGTGGTTTTCATGGCTTTCTTTCAGGAGGTTTTGACGGAATCAAGCAGTCGTTGAACTGCCTTCAGTGCCACGGCGGTTGAATCAGCGGACTCACTCCGCGCCTCTCCCATCCGCATGACGCGAGACACAAAGGCCAGCGCGTCAGACTTGCTGAACCCTGCATCACGCAAGGCTCGTTCAGCATCTTTCGGAGTCGCCATTTCATCGGCAGACTTCACATTGGTCACGCGGGCCTTCTCATTGGCCGGGAAGGTGACAAGCGAGACTTCCCACAGGTCAATCTCGGTCAGTGTGCGCACTTCGGTTTCGCGGTCGTATGCCCATTGCTTCGACACAAACCCGATAGACAGGCCGTTCAGCGCGCCCATCTTTAGCAGGGCGTGGGCTTCCTTACCCTTGACCGTATCGAGCGCCAATTGGCCCTTGATACGCAGGCCCCTGGTGTCCTCGACCATCTCAGACCAGACACCAATCGGCTTGTCTGCGTCGTGCTGCCACAGCATCGCGGGCATGGTCTTGGCGGCTTTGTGCTCTGCAAGCGAGGCAGCAAACGCGCCCTTTGCAATCACATCGTCGTAGTTGTCACGGACACCGAAAACGGACCCGTAGCCTTCAATGGTCCCGTCATCAGACGCCTTGCACTCAAAGACAAACGAGCGCACCTCGCGCCCGCCTTGCGCTTCCTTGCGCTCAAACTGGCGGTGTTTCATATTCATCCTTGGGCAACAAAAAACCCGCCAGGGCTGAGCCGTAGCGGGTTTGTGTGGGGCTGTACTTTTCAGGCCGGAGCGTTGTCCGCGCCTTGCGCAGAATTGCCGCCTGTCATGTTCATGGGCTTCAGGAACTCGTCACCACCGGGGCGCGGGTCCCATCCTTCTTCATCTCGGTATTCGTTCGGGCTCATCAAGCCCATTTCCACCATCGTGCGGGCGTACTGCGCGCGGTCCTTCAGCGATCCGGCGCGCATGTAGCGCGTATCAAAGCCAGTGAACAGCGGGCCTGCGCCGTCAAGCAAAGTTTCGTCCATGCGCTGGCCCCATGCCTTGTGCCACGGGGCCAGGGTGTGGATCAGGTGAGCCGCAAAGAACGCCTCCGAGCTTGCGAATGTGCTGGTCTTGTCTGCGTGGCCGATCATGATGGGGAACACGCCATAGCACCGGCAAACCTCTTCGATCTGAAGCCTGCGCGTCTCGACATGCTGGGCATCAACCCCGCTCATGCCGGTACTGAGCCACTTCGCCGAACGGTCCAAAACCAAAGGCGTCCCGGCGTTATCGGGGCCGCCCTTTGTCTTGAGCCACTTGGTCAAGCGGTCGTGCTGCTCGGGCGTCAGGTTGCCGTCAACAGAGTACGTGCCGGAGGGGCGCAAGCCGTTGGCGTGCATGCCTTGCTGGCTCTTCTCGGTGGCCATCGACAGACCGATTGCAGAGCGCGCCAGCGTCACCGCGTTCATGCTCTTTGTCCAATCCCACTGCACACCGTTCAGCACGAACACTTCATCAGGGCCAAACTCGCCAATGACGCCGAACTCATCCCAGCAGCGATACCGCAGCTCATAACGGGAGGTCCGACGCACATCCCACCGACCAGGCTCAACCGGGACCAACTCACGAACGCGGCCATTCATGCCGCGAACCTTCAACGACAGCCCGGTGCCAGTCAAAGCGGCATGGATCGTCATCTGACGGCGCCACTCAAAGGACGTTTGCCACTCATTCGGGCGCCGATTAAGCAGCCGATATTCCGGGATGTTCGTCGCCTTCTCGCGCGTGCCGTCTGACTTCTCGCGGTACACATGCAGGTCAGGCGTGGCGCAGCCGTCAGCAATGGCCTTGACGCACGCAAGCACCGTGGAAACCTGCAAAGCCGTCTTGTCGGTGACAGCAACGCCCGCGACCGTTCCGCCGCCCACGCCGTCAATCAGGTTTGCCACCTGATCGTAGGTGAGCTGGGCCGCTTTGCGCCCCAAGAGTCGGTCGAGTAGTTTCATTGATCCCAGAATGACCGGCCTTTTCCAGCCGGATTTAGTGCCATCAACTGAACAGCGTTGAAGAGCCCCATCAAGGGGTCAATCTTTGCGGTGCCGCTGGCCTGCTTGGTGATGGACACCGCATTGCCAACCTGCACCACCTTTGCATTTCCAACACACCAAGCCATCATCGGGCGCCCGCCGTGAACAAGGGTCTTGTTCGCCAGCTTGCGTTCTGCCGTCTTGATGGCGCCTTGCAGCTTCCAGCCCTGCGATATGCCGATGATGTCATCCATCGAAACAGGGCCTGGCTCATCTTCTGAGCCGACAAGCCCGTCCAAGATGCCGCCTAGGCCGTGCTGGTCTACGCCGATCTTGTCAAGCAAGCCAGACGCCGCCACCTCAGCGACGATTGAAACCAGCTCGTCAACGTCATCCCCGACACGCTCGACAAGCGACAAGTCGCCGTCTTTCGCGAAGTCCAAAAAGCGCGCTGCCTCTGATTTGCGCCGCTCCAATACGCTCGGATGAGCCCAAGCCTTACACCACGACAACCATCGACCCGTCTCACGCTCACGGCCAACAACGCCAAGTCCCAACAAGTCATCAAGGCCGCCGCCGTCAATGCCAACCGTGACCACATCAGAGCGCGACAGCAGGTAATCAAGCGTCACGGCCGGATCACCAGCACCAGCCCAAAAGTCAGCACCAGCCCATCGGTCAGAACGCAAGTTCATCCCGATTTCGACGTTGGCATGCTTGGCCATGAACCCCGTGAAGGACTCACCGCCAGCCAATTCAGCCTTCTTGTACTCACGCTCAAGAAACGCACGGTCAACCGAAAAACCCATGTTCGGGTTCACAAGCGCCATGTTTTCGAGCTTCAGGCAGTCGCCCGACTTCACCATCTCAGGCGGGTGCTCAAAGATGATTGGCACAAAGCCGGGGTCAATCACCTTCCCGTCGCGCACGTTGCGCGCATATTCCAATTTCTGCTTGAACACACCAGCGGGCGGCTCGTCCGACTGCGTGGTCAACCAGATCACGAAGCCTTCAGGCCGCGAAGCAAGGCCACCCATGGCCTCACGAAACATATTCTCTGCGCTCGGCATCTTCCCGAACAGATGCAACTCATCAACCAGCGTGCCTACTGACTTCTTACCGCCTACCGTGTTCTGATCCGCCGCCAAGACCTTCAGCGCCGCCCCGCTATCCCGGTGCGTGATGGTCTTGATGTGAGTCTGAACGTGCATCAGCACTTCCAGCTCGTCATCTTTCTGAACCATGTCCCGCGCCGGGGCGAATGCGTTATTCGCAACCTCGACCGTGGGAGCTAGAACAGAGAACTCGGCAGACTGGCGCCAATTCAAGATCACCGCCGTCATCATGATCCCGGCTGCAATCGTGCTCTTGCTGTTCTTCTTCGGAATGAGGATGAACCATTCCGTGATCAGCCTGCGCCCGCTATCAGCGTCATACGCCCCGAAGATGCTGCGGACCAGATCAAAGACCCACTCCGCGCACGATTCGCCAAACGTAGGCGAACCCGGAGCATCAACGATCTTCAACTGCTTGAAAATGGCCAATGCCTGTTCTGCCTGATCCGGAAAGATCGGAGGCGGGATGATCGGCTGGCCACCCTTCAGCCGCTCAACCCAATCAGGGCAGGCCGTGGACCATTCAGGCATCCGTATCCAGCCGAACTAGCCTGAACCTCTGAGTGACAGGCTCATGCGCAGCATGATCCACATCTGCGCCATCAGGCGCCGTCACAAAGAAGGTGGCCACAATCTCCGGGAAACAGCCGAGCTTTAGCGACAGCTCAAGCGACACCAGCCCGGGCGGCAAATCAACCACCTCCCTCAGCTTCGCCAGAATCGCCCGATTCATGTATGTGCTCATAGCTTCTTGCCGCCAGCAGCGACCAACCTAGGGGGCGCAGAAGACGAAAACTTGCTCGCAACCTTCTTTGCCGCTTCGGCCTGCTGCTCTTTCTTGCCGCCCTCGCCTTTCTTGGCGTGGGTGTACTGAGCCGCAGCAGCAGCCGCCCTCAATTGCGCATTCGTCGGCTCGATCAGACCTTGCATCACATCCAGCAGGAAATCCAGCGGGTCGCGCACTTGAGACACCACCGTCTCAGGCTTCGGGGCAGGCTTGCGCCCAGCGCCAGGACGAACCCCGCCGCTCTTTCCTTTCACGCCTACCATTTGATTTCCGTTTGATTGGGTGATTTATTGTCCAAATGGGATACCAAGCGGTTTCCAGCCAG